AGGTGCAGGAGTTGGTTCAGGTTCTTGAACTTCTTGAGGTGTTAACTCAGGTGGAGTATAAGGTGTCCAATCAGGTGACTGTCTTATATCTTGACCGTTGACTTGAGCAATCAGTTCTTCAACTCTCTTCTCAAGTTCTTTTCTTCGAAGTCGTTCTTCATTGAGTTTGGTTTTTTCCAAATCAATTCGTTTTGCAAACTCTTCTTGTTTCTCAAGTTCTTCTATTGCAACAATCTCATTGAGTCTTTTCGTTGCAGTTTCTACTGCAAGATTGTACTCTCCTAATCCATTACCAATATCATCACGTACTAGAATCATTGCTTCTAGTTCATTGAGTTTTGCACCACCATTTTTAAGGTGAGTCTCTAGTAATGCATTTACAACTTGTGCTGTCTGAGGTTTTAGACCAATACGAAAGTCTTGAATACGTTTTTGAATTCTTTCCTTTTCGGAAAGTTCAGGTGGAGTTTGACTAAACTCCGAAGGTTTGTTTATTTCATCTGCCATAATATATCCCAATTAAAATCCATGGAGTCCTACTCGACTAGAAAGTTCTACACACTAGGAAATGTATATACATAACTTTCCCTTTTATCATATGTATAGTCTCTGAGGACAAAAGTATTTAGTTAAAAACTGTGTTCGGAAATGTCTTTTGTACGAACTTCTTATCAATGTTTTTGAATGGATTTACCTTGTCTTTGACTAGGTCAATCAACTCTGCTTCCTTAGCAGTAACACCTTCTAGGAGTTGAATCCACATTGCTTCTCTTCGTACAGGTGGTACCTGTTCCGTTACAAAATATTTGAACTTCTTAAATTCAAATCGTAATGCAGTCTCAGTTAAGTCAGGGCCTGGTGCTGAGTTTTCACCGTATGGTGTTTTACCTTCAGGTAGTTGTGATACAATCTTATCATCAAACAACCATTGTAATACAGGTTTTACTGCACCGTTACGGTCACTGAATACTTGTAATCCAGTGATTGCATTTTCTTCTGACTCTGCAAGAACCAAGTCTGTTTGACATAGAATCTCGTAGACATCTGCATTGTTAGTTAGTCGAACTCTCTTTTCGATGAGTTCCATTTTAGGTTTGTTAGGAGCACCCTTAGGTCTTCCTCTACCTCGTTTTTTCTCTTCTGTCATAATTTAAAATCCTCGATATTATTTAGCAATTCATTCAGACGATGTGTTCTCAAGTAGTCAAATACTTTTCCACTTGGTACATCCACATTATCAAACTCACTTAGAATTTTGTCTTCCATGTCACTAGGAATGAAATCCAAATCAATAAGAGTTTGGTTTCGTAAGTAATTACGATAGTATTTATCGTCATTTTCAATGGTGATTCTCATATACTTATCAACCATTGGTTTACGAAGTGGAGTTTGCCTGATACCTTCATCCAAACAATTGTCATTGGATAGGATGTTTGGTATACCGTCTGACTTATCACCTCTAAGGATATGTTCTTTTAGGAATGCATTAGGGTCATCACACTGAATCATTTTGTTCAGGTTAGGTGAGAACTGTTGTACACCCCTGTATTTGTGTAACTGTTGAAAGTCTTTATCACCACTCACAATAAGAATGTCTTCCTTATCACTGTAGTGTTTAGTGATGACTGCAATGATGTCATCTGCTTCTGCTTGTTCTACGTACATATACTTGTACGGAAAGTTGTCTCTGATTTCTTCTTTGACTGTTTGGAGTGTATCGAATATCATCTTCCAATCCATATCAGATGCTTCACGTGCTTTCTTTCTGTTTGCTTTGTACTGAGGATAGAAGTCACGTCTCCATGGATTTGCAGCATCGGTACATAGTACAATTTGTCCGTAGTCACCACCGTGTCTTTTTTGGTAGTTACGAACAGAGTTAATAATCATATGACGAAGTAAATCTTCAGAGATTTCACCATCGTTCATTTTAAGTTGTGCCATCAAACCAGCAATAATGGTTTGAGTAAAGTCTATTAAAATCATTTTATCACTTTTACTAATAATGTATTTTTGGTAATCAAATTGTTTCCGTCCTTTTCTTTTGACCTTGGTATCTCATCTAAGAAACCTTTAGCAATAATATTACCACCCACTACCAGTCTATCAAGTAATTGCAAATCTGTCAAGGTCTTTTCTTTACAAGTATTATATCCTGTAATACGAGAACCCTTAACTGACAATCCTCCGTTACCTGCATCAAACTGTGTAAGTTTTTTAGATGAAGTGTTGTAAGTGTAAAGCATCCTTGCACGAATAATTTCTTCAGGGTTAATCGATTCGTACTTGGTAAACTTCTGTTGGTAAGGTAATTTACGAACCATCTGTTTAGGTGTTTTGATACGAACCTTACGTACAGGTTTGTATTCTTCAACGTATGCATCCACATCTTTTTCGATGTCTTGTAAAAATTTGATGAATCGTTTACGTTGAGGTTTGGTGAGGAAGTTGTATGCCTCTTCTATTTGTTCACACCCTTCTTTGTTTTCCAGTTCCTTTATCTGTTCGTTTAATAGTCCTCGCATGTATGCAACAACCTTACCACTGTATTCTAGTTGTTTTAAATACTTGGACATGGAGAAAGAATTCTTACAGTCGTTATCTACAAACTTATCAATTTGTGCATCGACTTCAACATAAGCATCCAGTGCTTTCTGTCGCATTCTTTCTTGAATATTAACCACCTTGACTCCCTGCAAATTGGAAGTTACCTGCAATACTAATTCGTTCTGCACCTTCTTTATAGAAAGAGTGAACACAATGTTGCAACCATGATGGGAACATAATAATATCACCTACTTGAGGGTAGTGTTGATATTGTGAAAAGTTCATCCAGTTCATTTCACCGTATTTTAGTTCAAGTGAACCACCTAGTGACTGACCTTTTTGTCTGTCGAAATGATTATCCAATGCTTCTTCATAAGAGATATCATTCTTAGTGTACATTACAAATGACCACATTCCATCATGTAGGTGAGGGGGGTTGTACTCGTTTGCTTTTTGAATGTTAACCCATAGTGCATCAACTAGACATTGATTGATATCAAAATTTCCGAATTCATAACCAGTAACCTTTTCTATTCCATCACACATATTACTTAAGTGTTGATGTAGATGAGCATAGACTCTATCAGAGCAGAGGTCTGAAATATTGTATTGTTGAATGATACGTCCTGCAAGACGGTCACCCATATCACGTGACTCATCATTCCTAACAGTATCAACATGTGTTTGAAGTTCATGTAAAATATTTACATCTAATTGACCCACATAAACTGGTGGCCCAAAAGGTGCAAATACATGACCTTGTGTTTTAGTCCAATCTTCTGGCATTCCTGTATTCATAATTAATTCTTATGTAGTTTAACAAAATATTCTGCATCAACAAGTACTAAAGGTTTGGTACGATTACGTTTGATAACTACAAGAGGTTCATACCCTTTGCAATTCTCAGTTGCCTGTTCGTATGCTTTCCAAACATTTACTGCTTCTTGATTCTTACATTCTACACTATAAGGGAAGATTTGTCTAGTCTGTTTTCCCATAATGATGTCCTCACCTTGAGAACCCATTGGACGTGACTCTATATCTTCTTCGTCTGCACCTAGTGTTTCAACTAAAAGACTCGCAAACCATTGTTGTAGTTTTCGTCCCTTAGCTTTCGCTGAACTTGTTTTCATAATCTTCAGGGTTGGGTGATTTTTGTCTTAGACATTCGTAAGGAATGTAGAGGTCACCTTCTTCTTCAGGAATGTAAAGGTGATTAATCATTGAACGGTTACAAGTGTCGATTGCATCGTAGACACTCTCCACTAAACTTTCTCCACCCAAGTTAAACGAGGTGTTGAAAATAATAGGAGTCCCAGTTCTTTCTCCAAACTTTTTAATTAGATTGTAGTAGACTGGATTGCCTTCTTCGGTTACGGTTTGAATTCGACACGTACCATCTGCATGAACGAGAGAAGGAATCTCTTCGTATGCTTTGTCTTTAGCTTGAATTGCAAAAGACATGTAAGGTGAACCGTGTTCTTCTAATTGCAACATATCAAAGTATTCACTTGCATGTTCTTTAAGAACACTACATGCAAAAGGTCTGTAGTCTTCTCTCTGTTTGACCTCGTTGACAATTTGTTTTGCTTCAGGATGACGTGGGTCAAATATGATGGAACGATTTCCTAATGCACGTGGGCCCCATTCAGACTGACCTTGATAGATTGCAACGATTTGTTGGTCATCAATGAGTTGGTCTAAGACCTCATCCATATCACGAATAATATTTGTTACAATCATTCTTCTTCTCCATTTAATGTTTCAGTTACTTCCTCAACGATTTTATCCTCTAAGTGTCTTGCAAGATTTAATGTAACTCCAACTGCAGTTCCACCATCGTGTGCAATAGGGTCAACGAAAAATTCTACATCAGGGAATCGTTGCATGTACTTATAATTGTTTGTACAGTTCAACGAGTAACCGCCTGAGAGGACGATTTTCTTAAGGTCAGGGTTTAGGTCTAATGCACGTTGAATAATTGCACAGGAGTGTTCTAAGGACTCCAGTTCACATTGTTGTGCTACTGTATGTCTAGAAAACACATTGTCTGTAATCGGTTGAGGTGCATAAGATGCCATACCCATAACCTTACCTGCTGCACGACCTTTTGTATCACATCCTAATGCATAGGACAGATTACTAAAGTTCATACCACATGAGGGTAGGGAAGTGAACACTGTTGGTACACCTTCAATCTCAACTTCTAAATCGTCAGGACAATCCAAACAATTTTCTAACATGTTAACAAACCCATCAGCTTTCCACTCACTTAATCCTCTATGATTAGAGAGTCTTTGCCATTGTAACTTGGGTTCTGTGTGTTTAGAATCGATACGATAGATGGATTCAATTTCTTGATAATTAGGATAACGTTCATAGTGTCTCATGGCACCACCACCGTCCCATGCGATTGCAATCACTGGTTCATCGTCTGCATACCAAGGTGAGAAATAATATCCACACTCTGCATGATACAAATGATGTTCAGTTTCAAAATGATATTTGTCCACTCCAAGTTGTTGTGCCATCTTGTCATGGATAGTGTTATCACCGTCTAGTAGTTCTTCCTTAATCGTAATACGAGGTTTTGCACCTTTAACATTGAACTCTTCCATGATAAGTTCAAGACGACTACGAGTTACTTGTTCGTGTGCAAAGGCATTTGCAATATCGATTTGTAGTCTACGGTCTTGTTTAACTTCTTCAGATAAACCTAAGAGAAGAACTCTACGGTCAAAGGATGCAAATGCAAGGTGTTCAGGTGTTTCAATACCACGTTGAACAATGGTTAAGAGTTCTGCTTCACTCTCTGAAGGTGACCAATACTTGTCACGTCTGTGTCTTTCTTCTTCCCACACATTCGTAATCTCACCGTCTTTAAAGGTAACAATCGAAGTATCGTGTGAAGAATTAATCGCAAGAATTTCCATAATATATTTTCCTGTTTTATTTTATATAGTTATTTAGGAGTCCGAATATTTTCTTTCCAGTTGCTCTATTGTTACCAAGTCATCGTCAATAAACATATTAATGATGTCTCGTTTACCTTGTTTCCATCCTGCAAACCAAGAACCTCCTGCACATGCAAGAATAAAAACAGCGTGAATTAAAATTAAATCTGTGGTCATATACCATTCTCCCAATCGATGTCATCGTCATCCTTATTACGTTTAGGAAACGACAACTTATCTTTGTATTTATCCCAGTAAAATGTTACCACTGCATACAACCCAGTAAGTATCATCACCCAAAATAAAAGTGTAAATATTAAATGATACATGAAAAGAGGAAAGTTCCAAAACACATCCCACATACTATTCTCCTTTAGCGAAGTGTAACCTTCGTTCTACTATTTCACGAACATCTTTTTCTTTGTACCAAAGTCCACTAAACATTTGTGTGGAATCAGGCCATTCAACGATGTATCGTTTATACCCATAAGGACGTTCATAAAAAATACGAACATCCCCATAACTTTCTACTAATACTCTCATGATATTGTATTAAATAAATTCCTTAATAAAAAGAATAACCCTGCACCGTTTAAAATAATCAATGCACGGTCATTCCATAAGACGGACACTACTAACCATAGGACGATGCCGATGATGGACATGACTAGGTCATAGAGTTGAAACCCTTCGACTCCTCGCATCGACATTGCAACCAAAACAAATGCAGATGCAACCCATTTAAGATACCAGTCTAGTGTATACTTAGGAGTTGCAGATTTAAATATTCGTGGGGATTTTAATTTCCCAATCTGTTCTTTTTGTTCTTCTGTAAATTCTATTTTTGGCACGTTACCTCCAACGTCTTTGCTAACCAACTAGGGTCAATCGCAAATGCAATTATTAAAATAAACATGGTGACGAGTGTCACCATGTTTAGAAAGAACCATAGGATTGCTACGATATTCGTAAAACCTTTCCATGCAAAATCAAGCACCAGTCAACTCCTTAAAGTAAGTGTCATGGTCATAATCCAAGTCATAATTCTCTTGAATATATTCTGCAAAGTGGTCTGCTCTCATATTTAAACGTTTACCGTTTATTTGTTTTGATGTTACGACTAGGTTGTCCATGGTAGTTTCACCACCAAGTGAATGTAACACATAGTGGTCTCCTACTGCACGGTCAAGTGTCAAAGGCACTCCAGTCCAAAAACACTTACCACCTTGTTCAGTCAGTCTTTGACTTTTCTCTTCGTCAGTAAAGGCACGCTTACCATCTTTTTTTGTGATACCCCACTCTTTAGGAGTGCAGGTATCTAGTACTTTTTTAATCGTCCCAATTGCAACTGCATTCTTACCACCAAACAATTGTTTGAAGGGTTGCATGACAGCAGCTGGGGGTGCATCATCGGAATTCTCTGCCTTCTCTGCAGTCCACATGGTTTCTTTTTCAAAAAGTCTTTTCGTCATGCAACTCCAGTCGGTATAAATCTTGTCGAATTGAAGACCAAACTTAACAGGGTCTAACGAAACTGTTGGAGTGAGTTTTCTTCCAGTGCCTTTACCTGTGATGTCAATCAGTGACACTGCATAACACACCATTATCAACGAAACCATAGGCGACAAACGTTGTCTGTTAGGATAGTTCGAAATAATATTGAGTGCAAGGTTAAGAATCTGTCTGATAAGTTTTTCATCGGTATAGTTTACTGCAAAGATACCACCACTTTTTTGAATTTCCTTTACCCACTTGGTTTGCATTGCTTGTGAGGATATACCTTTTTTCCAATCTTTACCGTGTGAAAACAAGTAACACAAGTTCTGTAACCATTCGTCCACTTCCATTCTACCGTTGAGTTTAAACCCTTTAGAGAAATAGTTGAGTGTTTGTTTGCCGTTTCTATCGGTGGTTCTCTGAAACAGAGGATGCACAAATTGTGAATACTGTGCAAGACCATCGTCTCTTGCAGTGTTACGAACAAAGTCAGAATACACACCCAACACGGCGTTTCGCATTTCTTGATGATTCATGGTATTGACATTGTTCAGAATTTTAATAAACAAGTTAGACGTTTCTTGGTCGTCTAAATTAACATACCACTTACAAGATATCTCATAGTTGCGAATTGCATCCTTGACTTCATCAGGAAGTTCAGAATACAAGAGACCACTATAGTCTGTGTTTCTAAAAATAGTTTTAGGTGCAAGAGGAAACCCATCCTGCATATAGTCTAGGGGTGCAGAGGTTCTCTGTTGCCCATCGGTGAGTTCAAACCTCAGTGGACTCATCACTCGAATGTGAATTTCAGGAATGGACTTGTATCCTTCCTCTAAAATAGTTTTAAGGACTTCCTGTTTCCACGGTACCGAAGCCACCTTTTCACGCTGGTAGGTACGTACACCTGTGAAGAAGTTTTTCTCTTTGAAACAAGAGTCGAATAACCAATCGATAGTCACTCCACCCTTAATAAAAGTCGAAGTCCCCTCATCGAAGGTTGGTTGAAATTCCGTGACAAAGTTTTCTTTGTCAGGGTCTAGTACATAGTTATGTTTTGTCATAAGCAGTCCTCCATGGACGTTTTTAAATATGTTGTTGTCTTAAGAACCTTTCTTAAATTTAACATATTCGTTATTAATTATATTCATTATACACAATAATGGGTGTAATGTCTAGGGGAAAAATAAATAAAAGATGAATAAACATCTAAAAGAAGTCGGAATGTCCTATATGGTACACCTAGTCCACGCTTGGAAAATTGCAGGAATATTAATCATTCACGGAATATTCCCCAGTATATACACTCACAAAGCAAGGGACTTAATTAATCAGACTCACAAGCTATAATATCTCATAATCTTTTATAGATGCAATAAAAATATCTTCGTATCTATCGTTGAGTATGTCGTAGCAAATAATACGCTCAGACTCTTTCTGTGACTTAATAATAGTGTCATGTAGAGTGTAAGTAGAGGTAATCATTCTTCCACTTTTCATACTCTTAAACGTAATACGGACTTGGTTTCCCTTTAAATCCTTGTGTAGACGGTCAAAGGAGACAACCATCAGTGGTCTTCCTTCAGTATAGGGAAATCAATGTACTCGCAGTGAGTGTTGTCTTTGTTGCAGATAAGCACATTAGTCCAAACAAAACACTCATGATTGTCACACTTCCATTTAATAAGGTTATCGTTAGGGATAATACTGCAACCTGATAAAAAGGTTACGGAAGTGAAAATGGCCAGAAAAAAAATTTTAGTCATGTGTTTATATATCCACTGAGAATATTAAAGGTGGGGGGTTTAGTCGTTTCTCAGACCGTCTAGGAGTCCCTCAGCACTGTTCTAAGACGTTCCCCTATACGTACCCCTTAGTCCACTCTTTGAACTCCTCAGAGACCAGTCTACGCAGTTCTACGATATGACCCTTTGATTGCAACTCTGAGAGCATCCTATCTGCCTCTGAGAGACTCACAGGGGTCTCTGTGCGCTTCATTAAACCCATATAACTGTTGACACGAGTCCAATCACCTGTTATAGGGACGACCTTAGTGTCAATACTGTACACATCAAATAGATACACGTCTATCCTCTTGTTTATAACCTTGTTCAAGAAAAGGTGGGGGTCTTTCTCATTCCCCCCATGGATGGTCTCGGTGGTGTCTACCCCAGTGCCGTCACATTATTCATTACAAATACAAGAGTCTGCACTGGTTACTCTTATGTGTCTATTATATCATACTTCTCACCAAATTAAAAGGGGAAAAAACGTCTAGCAGTTAATCTCTAGTCCATCATCATGGGATTCTCACCCACTTGGAGGACGCCAGAAGACGTTTTCCCAAACAACATAGGTAGTATATCAAAAAATGAGGGGCTTTGTCAACCCTTTTATACCACCTGATACTCTTTATTCCACTGTCCTACGTTCACATCCACATAATATGCAGTGTCAAAGTAGTCAATCATCGCATCAGTGTTATCATACCACACATCTGCAGGTTTCATAGCACTAAACAACTCAACAAGAAAGTCCTTTGCCACACCACTGAAGTGTTCATGATACCAATAGGGGTTAATCTGATAATGATAACCACCATCAGAGTTAGAATCTTTTTTAAAGTCTATAGAACCACTCTTCAGGTTAACCACTAGAGTAGAATGGTTATTCACTGCAATAGACCCCTTCATACCGTACTTCTTCAGTACTTCTTTAATAGAAGGAGAGAGTTTCTTTTTAAGTTCTTGTGATACGTATGCCATGTTAGATAACCTCTGCAATAGTAAGTAATAGAAAGACTGATACCATAGGGACGATAAAGTCACCATCTAAAAGTCCGTGTTCTTGTATAAATCTCATCATGTAGCCATTATATAAAAAAGTGAGGGGCATTGTCAACACTCAGAGACACACAGGTTTGACTCTGAATCTCTCTGAGATGCTGTGTGCGTGTGGGTGCGTGTGGAGAAACCTCTGAGACCTACCACAAAATCTCCGCCGTGTCAACCCCTTGACTCCACGTTAAAAATCGTGTTTGTCTCCCCAAACAGCACCACCAAAACCCAAAATAATCCACTTTCTCCCACTCCCCTATATTTCGATTATTATTACACACTTTGACACACTTCTACACACAATATATTCCCTTGCACCATAATCGCCTACAAATTATATTCAAAACCCCCTATACATAAGGGTTTCAGAGTGGTATAATAGTTTTAAGTAACCGAGAAACGTAGATATATCCAAGGTGGAATAGTTACACGTCTCTCAAAAACAATAGGAGTAACCTATGAACTTTGAAATAAGTCAGACCTTAGATGGTCACATACAGACCTATGATACACCTCCATCAGCAGGTAAATCAGGTCAGAAAACAGGTGCAGAGTTTGAAAAAGAAGTCTTTGATTTCCTCACCTACAATGATATAAGTGTCCCTACACATTACCGTAATAATAAACGAATTATTACACGTCCTGTCTACACTAATTATGTGGGCGCAAGAGGTAAAAAGGGTGATATGACTGCAATCATTAATGGTAAACAGTATCATGTTGAGTGTAAAAGACTTAACACTTGTGAGAGTCATATAGAGAAACTTGCATATATCGACTTAAACCTGAGACATAATTGTTATAAATCGCAGCTCGTGTTAGTGTATTCTATAGGGTTGGTACCTGATAATAAGTACAATGAAGTGCAAAACATGATGAATTCGATACGTGATGCAGGTGGGTTGGTGTTTGAATATAATGAATTTAGGAGTTGGATATATGAGTCCAAAAACAAGAAAGATACATCAAGAGACTATTACAACAGTCTTTACAGGATTACTGATTAATTACCCTTTGAATCTATTGGGTTTGTATATTTGTATTGACCTATTGGGGTGGTCTGATACGTTTTTAATAGGTACTACGATTACCCTATGGATGACACTTGTTGCATACACTAGAGTGTTTCTGATTCGCCGTCACTTTTACAATAAAGCACATATCGATTCTGATAACTAACCGTCTTTTGATACATGGGTTTCTTTACGTATACGTCTAGTGCCATGGAGACACGTGGTTGTTGATATTGATTGGTTTTGACTTCGTGTTCGAGTCTATGTCCGACTATGGTGAGTTTCCCTACCTCGTTTGGTGTATATGAGGGTCGAGCGTCCCTGTAGTAGTGTGTACCAGTCTTGGGGTTACCTGATAAAAACATGTTGCAGGGTATTACCTGATTAGGGTGATATTCATGGAAATGTCTATGCAGGTCTTCTCCTTGTCTCAGAACGTTGCACCAGCATTGTAATAATACCCAATCCAAGTCTTTAAATTCATCCAGTCCCAACAAGCGTTGTGGTATATTCAGACGTTGGAAGTCAGGGTGATTTAACCAGTTATAGACATCATGTTGTCTTGTGAGACCCTTATAGGGTTTAGTGGAGGGGTTTGGTATGGCTTTGATTCTTTCTTCGTCTCTGAGGACGATATGAGTCATATAGTCGCATTCGTCAGGTGTGAAGAATGTATCAACTTCATTATAATAATAGGGGTCTAAGTCGAGACCCCTATTATCTTGAAGATATAACCTGTCTTCTTGTTGGTTATAATATTTGAGAATTTCTTGTTTTACAAAACCCATAGGTGTAGGTACCTATCCGTAAATGGGTCTTTGTTGTCTTCTCCTCTTTCCAACACTAAGAATGAGCATTGTTTGGTGATGTCACGATATTCATGATTGAATTCGATGAATTTCGCTTCAGGTTCACCACCCATACCTCTCCAGTTATCAGGATTAGATTCGAATTCAGGTCTGACGATGTCCTCATACAGGTCATTGACTTCCTTATTCTTTGCAACATTGTCGACATGGTAACCACCGAAGGTACCCTTTTTGACTGGTAAAACAAACCCTTCGAATTCGTTCTCATAGAAATCAGCAACGTTATCGTACTTGGTTTGATACCCTTCAGGGTCTGTCATGAACTTACGATAAACATCACGTGTGTCACCTGCAACAAAACCAAAATAACAGTCACTGTACGTATGTTCAGTGTCCCACCACTTTTCAGTTAGATGAATAAAGGGTAGGTTGTTGTCTGTGATATTGGTAATTTGTTCTGCATTGAACTTAAACGTTGTCTCACTAGTAGTCCCTCTGTCAGGGATACCATCAAAACAGAATCCTCCTGCTAGGTCACGTGCAATGATGTTTGCATCGAAATACATGGTCTTAGTACCAGCACCGAAGAAATCATCGTAATTATGCAGTTCTAGTGGAATAAATTTAGGGTTGGTGATTTTATCGTTACCCAAATAAGGAATAACACGAATGTCTTCATCCAATCCTGTCTTGTCGTCAGTCAATACGTTTAGACGACAATTTTGAAATCCTACGTCACGTAAGACTCGAATACGGTCTAAGGATAATTTGAATCGATTGATGTCCTCAGTCGTTACACCATTATCCTTGGTTTTTATACAAACTAATTCAATAGCCATTTTATATTATATCTCCAATAATAAATTAACTTCTTCGCATCCGTGCAATATCTTTTGCATGTTCCTTGTCTTCCATGAAGATAGGCACCATGTTAGATTTGTGCATGGTTGCGATTCCTAACAATTTCCTCTCGCCACTATACACCATGGGTTCTTGACGTGGGGTCAAGTTTCCAGTTGTATGTGTGACTAGGGATGGAATTTCTTCCTTCACTTCTCTCATCACTTGGTCATAAATCTTCTGTTGTTGAGAGATTAGTTCATTATATTTAGTACGTTTTGACACAGTCTTAAAAGCATTGGTTTTTCTTTTCTTACCATGTGGCCCGTACTTGATACTTGAACCTAAATTTAAAAATCCCATAACTGACTCACTTATAATACAGTAATACTTCTATTGTACTACAGATGAGTCGTTCTGTCAATAGTGTTCTTCGTCTTTGTACATGAGTTTGTAGTCATCGTCTACCACTCTGAGTTCAATGCCGTTGTCTGTCACGTTGCACACTAGAGTGTCACCTAGTTCCAGTCCCAACATCTGTTGAGAAATCCCTGCATCTAATCGAATACCACTTTCCATCACTTCAATAACGTATCCATGAAGTGTTACCGACCTACGGTCTCTATCTTGTTCAGTCATTTTAGTCTCCTTAGACTTCTTTGATAAAAATACCATCGACCATCTTTCCTTTACGGTCTTTGATATCCATCCATGCTTGGTTCATACAGTCACCCAAGGATAGATTGTTTCGTGTTGCAATGTTAATTAACACTACAATACAGTCTCCGATGTCGTCTGCAACATCCTTACCCTTGCATACATTGTCACTGAGTTCACCGACTTCTTGAATCAGTTTGCATACTTGGTCTTTATCGTTTGCACCTTCGATAAGGTTTCTATCGTAGTGCCATTGTTTGATATTCTGTTCTAGTACATCTAAATCGTATCTCATTACTGAGTCCTCATGTTAAAAAATGGCGGAGAGGGTGGGATTCGAACCCACGGAACCTTTCGGTTCGCTGGTTTTCAAGACCAGTCTATTCGACCACTCTAGCACCTCTCCTTCATGGTGGAGCTGGGCGGGTTCGAACCGCCGACCCCCTGCTTGCAAAGCAGGTGCTCTCCCAACTGAGCTACAGCCCCAAATCAAAATCTTCTTTCCATAACCATTGTACAAACAGTTTGGTCTGTTCGTCAAGGGGAAATTTGGGTAATATAAAATCATTTAGCATCTTTTTTGATGCATCTTCATTCGTCCATACTTTTGTGGTAAAATCTACAGACACATTATTACAGATGGGTGCAACCTCTCCTCTAACGTCCTTGATATGTATGGTACGTGCAAAAGGTTTACCGTCTCTACATATCCATCGTGCCTGTGGTGACATAATCATGTTAGTGTACACTTGATGGAATCTTGATTCACTCATCTGTCCTCTGAACTTAGGGACACCAGTTCCGTCTACATCTAAATTCATCATCACTGGAATGAATCGAAGACAAGACACAAACCTTTCATATGGGTCACGTGTCATAGTGAACACATCGATGTTGTTCTCATCTATCCAGTCACCTAGTGTAGGATAGAGTTCAAATGCTTGGTCGATTGTGAGGTGAGCATGGTCATGCATTTCAACCTCTTCCATCTTTAAATTAGGATTATTAAAGAGTGGAAGAACACCATGCAGTGTCCTAAACCGATATTGATGCCCATAGTTCATTTTTACATAGTTCAGTAAAAGTGAACCTGCAGTTTTAGGTGCATGAAAAAACAACCCTTCAAATTTACGTGTTTCTAAATTTTGTAATCCGTACATTATGTAATCTGTAGTGTCAGTGACATGAGTATTGTTATAAGAATGAAAAACACTGCACCCAATCCGAGTGCAGTGAATAACACATTTGCTAAGTTAGGAGAGAACTTATCGAGTTCTCTTTTCGTCCCTACCCCTGTTAACAGGTTTTTTATTCTTCTTATCACGTTCTATATGCCAATCATGAGAGCAATATGCATCACAAAATACATGAAGATTGCTATCATCAATCCAATACTTCACTTGAGTCAGGTCTAACATCGTCTGACACTGACTGCACTTCTGAAATTGACTCATCGTCTGTTCCTTCTTCTAATTGTTCGTCTTGAAATCCAAACCAAATTGCAAAGACCCATCGTTCACCTTTGTATATGGGTTCCACTCCATGCCATCTTTTGGTTGAATGATTGAATGTTACCATTGTACCTCTACGAGGTTGAATTGTATGTCCTTCTACATTCAGTCTTCCTCCTTCATACTCCTCATTAAGAAAGAATATTGCAGTTGCAGTGTCCTCACTGTCTGCATCATCTTTATGAAACGGAAATAATGTACCCTCAGGATATCTAATAATTTGTGCATAATTAACTTTGCCATATTCAGGTGCTTTAGGTAAGTAGTCGTAACAAAACTCTATACATCTATCGAACTCTACACTGCCTGGCTGGAGAACTGTAAACTCTTTAGTGTCAGGTATAGAGTACTTCCAAGTGTGGTTCATGTCCTCTTCATTTACTGCAGCAACCTTATTTTCCTGTCCTTCATGTCCCATGGTTATTTCTGAAAAGGGAAGTCGCATGTGTTCATTAATTATATTATCACATTCCTCTCTTGACAAGAGTCTTTCTCCAATAATTAACATTGGAGGTGCATTGTCGTCAAAATCTTGTTTTACTCTTTTAATATCTCTTCTTTTCATTAGACTTGTCCATTGTAGTTAGGATTACCCCAAGGGTGGAAGAATCTCACCAATGTGTATCTCCACTTATCACCTGTAAATTTACTATAATCATCAATCCATGCACCATGTAATCTGTTGCCAGGGAATATGACACATCTATTGAACTTTGCAGGAATGATGTGTTCAACTGTAAAGTCATTCTCTACTGGATACAATAGATTCTTCTGTTCATCATTATGTATCCATTCACCACCATAGATTGCAGTACCACCATCATCCTCTTTGTCCAAATACACTAGCATGTTAAGTGTTGCACTCAAATCAGGACATGAAAGTTCACTGTCGATATGAGGGTAGTGTTGCAGTTTATTATCAAACACTGTAAGAGTTTGAAAACAGTTCACTTCAATGATGTTCTGAAAACTGTATTCACCTTTCCAAAAATGCTGTCTGCATATGTCTTTGATTCTCTCGTTACTGTTAGTGTATAATCTTGTTGGATGACCAACTGTGTCTACAACTCTACAATCATTATAGTCAATACCGTTTCTAGAATTCTTTCGTTCTGAGTTGTATTTCCACATCGGCACTGGACGTGACATTAAGTGTTCATAAATGTCATCAGGGTTCTCGTAAAAGTTATCAATTGTGATAACTTGAGTCTCCTCATCATATTGAGGTTCAATCGTTGGACTTAATGCCCATAATTCTTCTGTTATATAAGGTTTCATTTTAAAAAGTTATAAGACATAGGTGTACCATGTTGAGTGTTATTCAATGGTTCGTTATGTGTAAGGTTAAAGGATATTGATATACGTTCATAGTTGTCTGCCCTCTCAGGGTCAGGTGCAGGAACACCATGCATGAGATATGAGGGCCATAATAAGAACTCTCCTTCTCTAGGGAAGACTTGTATTTCATGTTGCATGGTTGGAGTACCATACACTTTCATGTTTTCTAAACCTTGAATGTCATCATAGTATTCCATCTTTGCACGTGTAGCAAACTCTGCAACGTTATTTGGACTAAAAAACTTTATAGGTTGTGTGTCAACTGTCTTGACGTAAAATGTTCCTGAAATTAAAGAGTTGACATGGTTATGTGTGTCATGCCAATTTGCACCCTCATATCTGTTGACCCATGCACAAAAATGAATATCTGACCTATTCAATGCATCTACTTGATAATTGTAATGCAATCTAATAAACTCAATGTAAGAGTCTTTCATGCAGTTTGCAAAATCCTCAAACCATGGCAATGATTCAGTCTTCTCTCTTGAATCTTCATGAAAATATGATGTGTATGTGTTGTTCACTTCACCATCAGGATTACGTTCTTTTATCTCTGCAATGATGTCTCTTACGTCATCTGCAACTTCGTTTAAGTTTAGTGGACAGAATCCTCTGAACATGGGTGTTGCAAACAGTTGTAAGTGTTCACCTTTTGCAGGTTGATATTGTGTTTTAGGGTTGTTTGGTCTCATTCTTTTTCACTTCCACACCAACAGCAGGTTCGTCATTGATGGTTACATTACGATAATATACAACTACCTCACCCATTTGTTGGATGTATCTACGTAGTTCTTGCATGTTTGCAGACATCATTTCATAGTCTCCAATTGTGGTTGCAACAAATACTATGTCACCACCATTCAATCTTTTCATTTCATCTAAGAATCTATCTAAGTATGTATAACCCTCAGGCCACTCAGGATTCTCTCTGTCTTCAGGTAGACATTCTTTTGGTCTCTTCATAGACCCATCGTCTTGCAATCGTTTAATACAAGGATTGGTGATGACTGCTTCTGACACTACGTACCACTTAGGATTCTGTAAATCAATTGGACGTGGTAATGTGGGTTGGATGATTTCCAACTTTACTGGTTCCGACTTAACCTCTATCTGACGTGTTCCTAATAAGGAACAACCACTAATCAGAATCAGGAGAGTCGAGATTGCTAATGTTCTTGCTATCATTCTCTATATCCTCAAAAACACTTGCAGTTCCATTGTTGATTCTTGTTTCAATCAAGCCTGGTTTTGCAAGTGCAAGTTTATCTAAATTATGTCTTCGAAAGATGTCAAGATATCTATCTTTCTCTGCCTCTATTCGTGCATTTGCACGAGTCATGGTCTGTAGTGCTTTACCCTGTCTTTCAAAGTTTTCTTTGATGGTCTCTATGGTACGTTTCTGTTCTTCGACTGCACCTTCCAACTTGATGTTGTTTGCAGTGAGTGTTTGATTCTCATTATACAAATACCATGACCCTAGTCCTAGTACCAGTATAATTGCAATAAAAAATTGATTCATTATAACTCCTCTATGGTGTAAGTAAGTCCTTCTGCTGACCTAAACTCCACACATTTACCTGATTCATGTTCTTTGAATTTCAAGTGTTTTTCTTTCTGAATCAGAATTTTACTCACATTATGTACATGTGTGAAAGTGTTACCTGCATCTGATTTCCGATACACAGTAATCCTATACTCAGGTTTCCACCACCTCTTTATTTTTTCCAAAATCTTCTTCATAATAATATTTATTTAGTGTATGTAAAAAAGGGTGACCCTAGTCACCCTGACACTTCCCCAAGTGTTATGCCACCATGTTCTTATTGTATTCTCTCAAGTCCTCGATTTCCTCAATCAAGTCCTCTGCACTACCTCTCCATGTTGGGTGGTCAGGTGTGTTAAAAGGTGAATCAATCACTTCAATGTTGGTGATATAATCAAATGAACCACTCAGACCATTCAGTCTGTTGACATGTTTCATAACAAGAGCAGCAACAGATGCCTCCGTAAGAGAAGGTGAATTGTAATAAGAGTGTTCACCCTCACCAAATGCATCTTCCTCATAGATTAGTTTGTCCACGTGGAATCCAATCACATACTCAGAACCACCTTTGAACTTATGGAAGTTAGTTCCATACTCCTCAAGATTCTGAGTGTTGACCACATACCATCTTGCAGTCCCATCTTTAATTCTATCTAATCCCATACTATACTCCGTTTCTTAAACCTTTTAAAATATTGATTGTCTTTTCTGCACTCTCGTGGATGATACCAATACCACCTGCATCTTCCCATGCTTTGATGTTCTTTGGTCTATCGTCAATCAATACGAATCCCTCTTTTGCAAAGGCACCCTTTTGACTTCCACTGTAAGTACAAGTAACAACAACTGTGGGGTCAATATACTTTCTTACCCACTTGTTCTTGTCATAGACTACCAACTCTCTGTTCACAGTTCCTGCGGCAGTGAGTATCTCCCAAGGAAGACCAGTGTGTTTGATATATCCAATCAAATCTGCATAGTCAACCATTGGAGGTAACATTCCGAATAGTCTTTTGTTAGTTAATTCTTCTTTCCTGAGGTCATACTCAGAGTGACCAGCATCATCACTGGTGAGGGGTTTACCCATCATTTCAGAACATCCAGCAAGGAAGTCTGCAACAACTCCGTCCATATCAACGAAGATTCTTTTTACTTTGTTTACGTCTTTTTTCATCATGTGTATATAATAACAAAAAGTGAGGGGCATTGTCAACCCCTTTGGGGATTTATTTCACCCAAAATAGTTCGTAAATAAACTCTTCTTTCTTGTATGCTTCACGTTCCCATGGTTGACGTGAGTAGGGAATACCCACATAGTTTAGGGTCTTCCAATTCCTCATAGTGGGGGTAAGTTCACCCTTTAGGAATTGCTTTGCATGAATGAGTTCATGTGCAAGGGTGACCATCATTTGGTCGAGACTGAAATTGTACTTACCAATCTCAATCTCTACACAGTCTTTGTTACCCATGCAGTAACCGTAGTCACCACCTAGGTCTTTGGTGAATTTGACTTCGACAAAGATGTTCTTACGAAGTCGTGGCATGAAATAGTGTAATACTGACTTGACGTATTTCTCTATACGTTTTTTGTCTTTGATTTGTCCTTTGAACTCAACATGAATGTTGTCAATGAACGTCTTCTTCATAGTCACTTTCCTCATCACTAATAATGTCACCACAGAAGGGGCAGAACTCTACTTCCTTTTCCTCTTCTTGGTACTCTGAATTGTCATCTAAATCGTACTGAATGTCAATATCCAGTTCACAATTATCACAATAAATTTCGTGTTTTACCTTAGTCATATTTTGGTACGTAATCGTCCTCCGCTTTACCTGTCTTAACTACTATTTTATCCCACAGGGTTTCAAAGGACTTCTTCTCACCATCGAGTACTGCATAGGGAAGTGGATGTTTGGCATCCTTTTCAGAGAACTCAATCCCTGCAGTATACACTCGAACTTCTTGATATTGACGGTCAATCATCTTAAACAGGTGTTTCCACCTCTCACATATCACGTCTTGTTTGTCATTACTGGGTAAGTATAACCTATATTGCCTCACTTTGTCAACCCCTAAATTGAAATTTCTTTTTCCTTTAAAATCAATAACTTACTTGTTGAGGTGCCACTCTAGGAGGTTATCATACCCCCCAATGGACTCTCCATTCACCCTAATTTGGGGAAAAGTCCTTGCATTAGGGAACTGTTCAAACAGTTCTTCCCTAGTAAAGTCCTCATCAAGCATTTTGTATTCAAATTCATATCCCTGTTGTTCACAAAGAGACTTTGCCTTAACACAATAAGGACACGATGGTTTACTGAATATCTCAATCATAATATACTCCTATAGTTTAAAATCTGCAAACGTATCGTCTGACACGTCCTGTTTAATACCACCAATCACATAAGATTCAATCTCAGTCTCTTGTGGTGCATTCTGTAGTCCTCTACTGTTGAACCAGTGTTGTGTCCATGGTAAAGGATTGTTAGTTGAAGAGATACTAAAGATTGGTTTAAGACCAATTGCTTTTAATCTCTTATTACATATGTATTCAATATACTGATTCAACAAAGGTACACTTAGTCCAATCATCGAACCGTTCTTGAATAAAAACTCTGCCCATTCTTTCTCTTGTTGCACGGCACTTTCATAAAGTTCATACACTTCCTGTTCACAATCCTGCATGACTTGGTTCATGAGTTTGTCGTTCTCGTGGTTCTTGTAACACTTGAGAATGTGTTGTGACACTGCAAGGTGTTGTGATTCGTCTCTTGCAATAAACGAGATAATCTTTGCACTACCTTCCATGAGTTTCAGTTCTCCGAATCCGAATGAACATGCAAAGGATACAAAGAATCTAATTCCTTCTAAAATGTTTACACTTATAAGTGCAAGGTATAATGCTTTATACAAATCATAATCTTCAACTTTAAGACCTAAGAGTCTTCGTCTACCCAATTCAATAAACTGGTCGTATTTCTCTGTCACCATTTCTGCACGTTTGACAATAGCAGGTTCATCTAGTATAGTGTCAAAGATATCACTAGGGTCTGCATACACGTTCTTAATAATATGAGTGTATGAACGACTATGGATAGTCTCCATGAAGTCCCATGTGATGATACAAGACTCAAGTTCAGGTAGGGACACAAAAGGTAGGAATGCTATGGATGGTGCCCTTCCCTGAACTGAATCAAGAAGTGTTTGATACCTTAAGTTAGATGTAAAGATATGTTTCTGTGCATCACTCAATGTTTGATAATCAGACCTATCTTTCTGTAATGACACTTCTTCAGGTCTCCAAAAGAAACCAAGTTGTGTCTGTGTTAACTTGTCAAATATAGGATATTTGAATGTATCAAATCGCTGTGTGTTGAGTGGTTCACCAAAGAATAATTTCTGTTTAGTGAAGTCTATGTTGTTCTTGTTAAATACTGTCATTCTCTTCTCATTTCTTCTTTGTTTCTAATTTAGTTAAATGGGTATAGTTGTTACAAAATAATGACCTGTCTACATCTGGCACTTCTCTGAATATATCCCTGTCCCAAAATTTACTAAATTTTTCAAAGTACTGTCGTTGTTCTGTAGTAGAATCAATTGCACTATATCTATCTTTTCTACCATCAAATTCTAATACTGAATTTGGTGGAACAGCACCAACCATTCCCTGTCTATCTTCTTGGTTACCCCAAGGCAGATTTAACATGTTACTCTGTCTATTGTAAAAATGTACAAATATGTGATAAGAGTAATCACCAACAAATGTATCTCTCCAATGAGGTATGTTGGGCCCTTGATATAATAACACGTCTCCTACCTCTAATGTAACACATTTTGCTTTCTCTCTACGTCTTGGTGGAATTCCCTGAGTTTCTTCAACTAGTTGTTGATTGTTATGGAAATCAATGTAGTCTTGGTCGTTTTGCAACCATATCTTCCATGGACTTCCGTCATCTGATTTGTAATCTAAACACAAAGTTGCACTTACTTCACACGATGGTCTATCTGTATGAGACGTTAGATAAGCACCTCTTTCGTATCTTCTAGTATAAGAGTATGTTTCTCCTAAGTCAAGGTCAATTTTGTTATCTAATGCATCATGAATCCATCTATGTATTGCAACACCCCATGGTGTACAATATCCACCTTTAGATTTGTTCTTTTGGTGTTCAGGAGTCATATGTGTGATGTCAGTGACCTCACGATGCATGAATGCATCTTCCCAATCAGGATTATTTTCAGTTGTCTTCCATGTATCTAAACACATGTTTATAATATCTTTAGGTATGAAGTTACGTAACACTACGTATCTTTCTTTCATGAACTGCCATGTTTCAGGATTGGTTCTTCCCATAACCTTTTTACTACCATCACCAGCATCATGAATATATTGTACAGTTCTATCTTCTTCTCTAATTGGCATAATAATTGTTAATCCTTAAATGGCACAAGCCTCACAATCCTCTTCATCTGTGTCATATTGACTCATGACATTAGCTGCATCGTCTACTGCACTTGGCATATCACCAACAACGTCTTCTGTTTTACCGTCCATAGTGTTTTGGTAATATGAAGTCTTCCAACCCATCTTGTATGTGGTTAGAAGGTCACGTGCCATTACTGACACTGGAACTTCTCCGTTCTCATAGTTCTCAGGATTGTATGACCAGTTTCCTGAGATTGCTTGGTCGAAGAACTTCTGCATAACTGCAACCACATTGATATAACCTGTGTTATCTGGCATGTCCCATAATAGAGTATATGCAGACTTCAAGTGTGAGTACTGAGGTACAATTTGTTTGAGTGTACCCTTCTTACTCTTCTTAACACTTAGATAGTCACGTGGTGGTTCAATACCATTTGTTGCGTTACACACAACACTAGAACTCTCTGACGGCATCTGTGCAGTCAATGTGGAGTGTCTTAAACCGTGTTTGTGTATATCCTTTCTTAGTTGTTTCCAGTTCATGGATAATTTGTTAGGTACAATCTCATCCACTTCTTTCTTGTAAGTGTCGATAGGTAGAATACCATCTGCATACTTAGTTCTTTGGAACCAATCACATGCACCCTTCTCTTGTGCAATAGTGTTAGATGACTTTAATAGGAAGTACTGAAACTTCTCTGTGAGGTCATGTACTAACTTCCATGCTTGTGGGTCATTGTACTTCACCTTATTCTTTGCAAGGAAGTGTGCAAGTCCAATGTATCCAATACCTAAACTTCTACGTGCAAGTGTTGATCTCTCTGCAGCTTTAACTGGATACTGTTGATAATCAATCAGTTCTTCTAGTCCTCTTACTGCAAGGTCACAGAGATTCTCCATTTCCTCATCCTTCGCAAGTCCAACATTTACTGCACTTAGAATACATAGTGCAATCTCACCTCTACCATCAATATGGTCAATGGGGTCGGTGGGAAGTGTAATCTCTTGACAAAGATTACTCATGTTCACTTTGTCAAGAAAACTACTGTGCTCATTACAATGGTCTATATTCATGATATAGATTCTGCCAGTCTCTGCACGTTCTTTTAATAGGTCTGTAATTAACTCTCTTGCACTTATTTTTGTTTTAGGTATGGACGTTGCACGTTCATACTTTTCATATAACTCATCAAACTCAGGTGTACCAAATGCTTCATATAAGCCAGGCACATCATGTGGTGAGAATAATGTTATGTCATCATTTCGAAGGAAACGTTCATAGAACAACTTTGATAACTGAATGGAGTAGTCCAACTTGCGAACTCTGTTGTCTTCTGTTCCTTTGTTGTTTTTGAGAACGATAATGTCTTCGATTTCTTGGTGCCAGATTGGAAAGTGGACAGTTGCACTACCTCCCCTGACTCCGTTTTGGGTACAACATCTAACGGTAGATTCGAACTTCTTAAGGAAGGGAATAACTCCAGTATGTTGCACTTCCCCACCTCTGATTCTTGCACCCAATCCTCTGATTCGTCCTGCATTGATACCGATACCTGCACGTTGTGCCACGTATCTTCCGATTGCCATGTCACTGGAAAAAATACTCCCCAAGGTGTCGTCTGAGTCGACAAGCACACATGATGCAAACTGTCGTAGTGGGGTTCTAACTCCTGACATAATTGGTGTCGGTATGTTAATTTTGAAAGTCGATATTGCATCGTAATATCGTTTAATGTAATCAAGTCTATTCTCCTTATATTCTCTGAATAGTGTCATTGCAATAAGCATGTACATGAACTGTGGTGTTTCATATACGGTTGATGTAGACCTATCTTGCACCAAATACTTGTCTACAACCTGTTGTAAACCTGCATAGGTGAAGTCCATGTCTCTACCATGTTTGATGTACTTGTCCAGTGTATCAAACTCTTCCTCTGTGTATAGTGTAAGAATCTCTTCATCGTACACTCTATACTCTATGTTTCTTTTTGTTAGTTCTAACAGTGAAGGATAGATTTCACTGTCCTTCCACTTGGTGTTGAACACTTGTTTTTGAATTGCAAACAGAAGTAATCGTGCTGCAACGAATTGATAATTTGGTGATTCCAATGAGATTAAGTCACTTGCAGATTTGACTAGAATCTTTTGAATTTCTTTTGTGGTAATACCATCATAAAATTGTAGACCACTGTTCATTTCTACCAATGACTCAGATACACCTGTAATTCCTTTACATGCTTTCTCCACCATTCTGTGGATTTTTTCTAATTCAATTCCTTCTTTGGTTCCGTCTGACTTGACTACTTTGATGTCAGTATTACTCATATTTTCTTGTACTCCGTTAGTGTTAGTTTTGCAGAAAGGCCAGTATATGTACAAGAGTTAATAATATCGATAATCTCATCCACTTCCAATCCACCTTTAACCATGTCATTGATGTCTTTGAAATTACTGACACGTTTGTCATTCCAAATACAGACCTGCCATCCTTGGTCAATGACTTCGTCTATTTTCTTTAATATTTCAGAACTTCTTGGTTCGTTGTCATAAATGAGTATCGCATTCTCTTTAAAACTATTATCAAGTTTTTTAAAATCACTACCACCTACTGCAATACTGTTGGGTAGGAATAGACTGTCTATTGGCCCTTCTGTGACATAAACAGTCTTTGACTTGTCCACATTTCTTATATTATAGATGAGTGGAACATCATCTAGGAATCTCATTGTGAGGTATCGTAAAGGTGAATCATTGATTGCACGTCCACTGACACCTGCTAATTCCCCATTTTCATCAAAAAATGGTAACACAATCCTAGGGTCATTCCCTAGAACTCTGTCTCTGTACTTACTACTTAAGTGTGACAGAGATTGTGAGTTGGAGACGAACCACAGTGCTTTAATGATTTCATCAGGAATGAGTCGTTCTTGTAGATATTCTCTTGCGACTACTTTGTCCCATGCACCGTGACACACTCCTTTGAGTGTCTCCATTGATTTATATAGTACATCTTGTTGGTCAACTTTACTCTTAAACTTGAATGCATTTGCAGACAACATTTTTTGAGGTCTACGTTTTCCACGCCCAGTTTCTTTCAACCACTCTTTCACATATTCTTTGTGAATAGTTGGGAAATGGTCTTTTATAAAGTTAACACTTGATGTTGATTTACCACAGTTGTGACATTTATAGACAAATGATTGGTCAACTGTGAAATGATATGCACGTGCCTTATAGAGATTCTTCTGTGAATCTCCACAATAAAGACATCGGTGATTTAATGTATTATCACCTTTCCATGATGCTCTGTCGAGTGATGACACGACCATCGAAAGGTATTTTCGTTCTAACCATAGCATACATCTAGTATATCACTAAATGTACGTTATTTCAAGGGGATTTTCCTCTCTGATAAAAAAACATGCATTCAGTTCCCTAAATGCATGTTTCTATGTAAACGGACAAAAAGTGGACAGTTTGTCCGTAAAATGTCCGTTAATTACTCTAACTATTATGCATCGATCAATGCTTGGATTTCTGCAACCTGTTCGCCATGTGTGACCATTGAAGCATCATATGCAACCTTTTGAGGGTCGTCTGCTTCCATGTCTGCATAACCAGTAGGTTGAGGTGGTAATCCTGCGCCATTGAACCATGCAAGTCTTCCTGCCAAGTCATCCATGCCTGGAATTGTTGGGGTATCGTATCCTTCAGGTGCTGCCATGATTGTTTTCTCCTATTGTTAATATTAACCTATTATTTAGTTTTTGACAAGTCTTTAACTCGTTTTTTTGGTACTTGAATTACATATCTATTTTCAACTACTTTCGGTTTTTCTTCATCTCTTTTACGTGCTATCATACCAGTTGATGACACTAGTAGTAACACTGCAAGGGGGTCAAACACGAAAATAAGTGCATAAATCACCCATCTCACTGCATTGTCAAGGTACTTGACAACCTCTTCTTCACCATATATTACCTCTGCAACGTACTTGATTGGCCCAATCTTTGAGTCTTGTTCCAACTGTTTACGTTGTATAGGTAGTTTGTCTTCAGTGTACTCTGTAATCAGATTAATAGAAGTGTCAATATCTTCTGCAATCTGTTGTCTCTCATCTCTTTGTTGTCTGTTGATATAGTTTCTATCTTGTGGTCTTCCTGTGGTCACAACAAGGTCTAAACCCTCTAATCTGTCATTGAGTCTGTCTATCTTGTCTCTCTCTGCACTGATACGTGTGTCCAATACAGACAGTTCTAAATTGTTACCATCTCCTACGAGATTGACTTCGATGTTTGCCTTAGATAGATAACCAAATATACCTAGTGATGTTATCAACATGAGGACACCAACTGCAAGTAGTAAATAGTACTTTAGGTAGTTTAACCTATCCCACACTAAGTGTAGGTATGCAGCGGTGACTAACTTCCCTGTCTCCAATGCAGTCATCATTACAACTGTTCCAAGGTATGCACCTGCAAACATAGTTGCCATACCGATAACTGAGAAGTATGCAGCGATTCCTGCAATGACAATTGAAGTCAATAGTGCTAAGTAATTCAAAAATTTAATCATAATGTTTATGTGAATCGTTTCATCACATCATGGAGTTTCCTTTTCTTTTTAGGTCTCCATGTTGCGACATCACTTCCAGTCCCTACGACTGCACTACCAGTTGCATTAACTGGTGCATCTTCCATCATATCAAACTTGAGATACCTCATCAGTTTGTTTGCAAGTTCATGACCTGCAGCGATATCAGATGGGAAGTGTACACCCATTCTTACTCTTCCTAGTCCACTGATTTCTGCACCCTTAAAGAATCCGTCTTTGTGTTCAGGATATATTGTTGCATAATAGTTCGCAACAATCTTAGGTTGCACCGTGTGACCTGAGGGGTACGATGGTGTGTTCGATGTTTCTGTTTTATATCTGTCAAAGTCGATACCAAGTTCCTTTGCAATTTGATAAGGTCTTGGTCTATCGAACATGTTCTTGTAGTGTCGTATGATGGGTCTTACTTGTTCTCCTAAGTAAACCATTCTCTCTTCATCATACTCTAACCCTTCCTTCTCCATATATTCTTGAATATAGAAGTATGGGTTCTCATCTGTGTTGATGTATTCTAGTTCTTGTTCTTTGGTTGTGTTGTCTCGTATGTCTTTGATTTCATCGAGCTCCATACGGACTTGTCTTGAATCATTCTTTGGAGGTGTGGGTAATGTAATGTCTTTCCAGTCACCACTAAAGACTTCAATATCTTTGTACTTGACTTTCTTGTGATTACCAAAATCTGAGAACTTCAGATTATTGATGGTTTGGATTGCTTCAATATACATCATCTGCAGTTACCAACACTCTTTCTCCCTCACAAACACCAGCGTAAACTGTTACACCATAGTATTGTGCATACTCATTGTTTACAAAGAGTTCGGATTTTGGAGTATATTCTGATTCGTTCTGAGTTAATTTTCTTCTGAGTCGATACATACCCCTTTCAAGTGTATCTAACAATGCAGATTCTGTAATCATGTCCGTGGTTACCATGTCGTTGTCTTTCAACCAATGGTAAAATTCTTCTTCAAGTCTTTGCATTTGTTCGTCATTGAGTTCATTTGATTCCTTTAGTAGTGCAAGTGCAACAGCATATGATGCAAATGCAGATTTACCAAAAGGCACTTTCTCAATGATTTTCTTGAGGTTAAAGACAAGACGATGTAGAGGTGTAAGGGATGCCTTTTCCTCATCAGTCTTAGGATTGTTTTCTACTTTCTGATTAGAACCTTCAACTTGTTTGAACTTAATTCTGTTACCCTTGTCATCAATAAACCCAAATTTGAATGCAGGTTGTTTATTGAAGGGTGTGGTTAACATCTTCAGAATACGGAAAACTATTAATGTATCTACGACTCTCATAGTACTATTTAGGTGTTTTGAAAGGTAGAGATGGTGCTGGATGAGGGATTCGAACTCTCGACCTGATGATTACAAATCAACTGCTCTACCAACTGAGCTAATCCAGCGTTATAGTTCTCTTAGTCTTTCAACTAATTTATCATCTATTAGGATATCTGACTTAAAGTCTTCTCTGACGTATCCTAAGTATAATAACATAGTTTTGATACTTGTCCAGTAGGTTTCTTCTTTGATTTTGAATTCTAGCATTCTCATGCACGGTTCAAATCCAAAGACGTTGAACAACGTGATGATGTGGTTTAACATTAGACGTTCACGTACTTCACCATATTCATGATGACGATACAGTAATCGTTTAAGATATCGGAAACGTCTCAAGTCTTCTTGGAAATCTTCCATGTCCTCACATTGAGGGTCATCGTAGTATTTTAGTGCGAATGCTTGAAAGTTTTTTGCTGTGAGTTTGTCAAATAATCCCATAATATAATGTATTTAGATGTAAAAAAGGGGACAAGAAAGTCCCCAAGTCTTACACTAAAGAACCGTAGACTTTGAAAGTTCCGTTGTCTAACTGTTCGTACTTGAATTTTACATCGATAACTTTTTCTTCCTTTTCTAGTTCATCGATGGGTGTGTCAACGGATTTACCGATGATTTCACCAAACTGTGAGAACGATACTACTGTCTCACCTGACCCTGAAAATTCCTCTTCGGAAACTTCGTTTCTAGGGTCATCTGAAGGATGTTGTACTCTGTTGATACCAACTTGTGCAAGTTTAGATTCTACTTGTCCGATTGCGGCCTTTGGATTTAGGAATTCTGACACTGCAGTGTGACCTAAAATTGCGTTGATTGTCAACTTAACATCTTCATCAGTTACATCGTATGGTACTTTCTTTGAAGAAAGACCTGCACCAAAAAATGTTGATGGTCTGTAAAGTTCTGTTACAAATTCTTTAAAATTTTTCATAATACGTCCTAAGCGTTTGTTGCTACTGGAGTTCCAAAAACAGTTGCACTATCTGAAAAAACTTCATCAGTTGGGTCTTTTTGTAAGTCAATTGATTGACCTGCACCTATATGGATAGAACCAATTAATACATTTGCAGATGTTTCCACTGATACCACATGAAATGCAGAATCACTGTTGTACAATCTGACTACTGTTGATGAACCGAAGTTACTACCGTTGGTTGAACCAACTTGTAGTGCTTCGTGTCCTGCCAATAACTTATATTTCATAATTTATCTCTTAACTATCTGCTAATACAGTATCGTCATCTACATCAGGTGTTGCTACGTCTGAATCGTCATCAAAGTCTGCAACGTCTGAACCCATTGAACCTGAAGACATTGCGACTAATGTCTCCCACTGTACTCTTGAACCAACTTCTTTTCTTAATGCCCAACCTTCTGATACAACACCTGAATCTGCATTTGCAGTTACTTCAGCAGTGTCAACACCATAAGTGTTTGCCTTATCAGCGGTGTTAAGGTATTTTGGTTTTGAATCTTCGTTGTCTAATAATCCCCAAAGTGCCATTTTTTTCTCCTTTAAAATCTGTTTGCAACACTCAATACACTATTGAATGTCTTTTTGAAAGACTTGGAGTCTTTCTGTAATAACTGTATATATTTAGTTCGAACAGGTGCTTTAACTTTCATTAATGTGTCATAAACTTTAACTGCATCATCTCTTTTGACCTTAGTTTTCTTATTGTCATTAGTAGAGATTTCACCGTCTTTTGTCAAGTCTTTAAAGTTACCTAACTGAACCATTACGTTCTTATCGGCCCACGCTTGTGAACCCATTGCGTTGTCATCCAATGCACTTATTGCTCTTTGAATAACTTCGTCTTCTTGTGCCTCGGAGTATTTACCCCCAGCCATCGTAGAAATCTTTTCGATTCTCTTTCTTAAATCTTTTTCGTCTTTTGCCTGTGCAACTGCACGTGCAATCTTTTTATTACCAGCATCAGACATCATTCCAAAGTCTGCAGTCTTCTCTGTCATGACTTTGTTGACTTTCTTTGCAGAGTCCTTAACGTAACCTAGTTTCTTTAATTTCTCTTTAAAGATTTTGTATCTTGCGTCTACTCTATCCATTAATCTCTGTCCATGTCAATGACACCATCAAAGTTTCCTCTTTCGATACCACCCATATAAGCAAATATTGCCTGTTCAGCATCTACTAGACCTTGATATATTGCATTTGGATTTCCTCTTGAAGAAGTCCCACCTGTTTCAGCAGTATACTGCATACTATCTTGCATCTTTGCAACTTTATGAATTGCCTTTTGCATAGTCTGTAAAGATTTGATTTCTTTCTTTCTGTCAAACTCTTTACCTTCAAACTTAGTAGGTTTATACTGAGGAATTCTTGCTTCTTCAAGTTGATGCATTTCCTTGTATGTTTCCAACAAGTTCATATTATTTTAAACCTTTAGTCAACATCTTGTCAATCTGAGGTGTTGATGTGTCCTTTTCTGTTGGGTCACCATATGATGACTTACCAATAACTATTCTTAAGAAGTCATTAACTGCCTTCTTATTACCTTTAATTCTTATGTGTTTACCTAGTTGTGATGCTTTGATACCAAATCTTCTTGCTTGTTTTACAATTTCTAATGAGTGTTTGTTTTGTCCAGCAGGTGTTGGTATTTTATTTCTTGGGTCTACAGTGATGTTTGCAACTTCTTCGTCTAACTGAGGTGCATACTTTTGCCCGTCTTCCCACATCTGTCTGTATGCATCCATAACATTTTTAGGTTTCTCACCTTCAGGTGATACTGCTTCGTTCTTACTTTTAAGTACTGCAGCTACCTGTTTGTGGTTAGACAAACCTTTCTTGATCTTTTCGATTGCCTTGACAGCACCAGTGTAGTTACCACCTGCATATCGTTTATCAGATGCAACACCGATTGCCATCTTGATTTCTTTGGAGGTAAACCCCTCTGATACTACTTCTTCGACTTCTTCTTTGAATTTCAATCCAAGTCTTTTCTCATGTTTTTTGAGAAGTTGTGAAATTGTCATGTTTTTATTTGATGATCTCATGAAATCATCAGCAAGTTCGTCATCTGATAGATATTTCATCTCTAACTGATCACCAATCTTTCGTCCTTCAGGTGAACCAACTTTTACATTTTGTTTGCCTTTGAGAAGTTTTTGCATTCCTGCAATTGCTTTTCTTTTCTCTGCAGGATTGCTGTCAAAGATACCAATTGCCATTGTTCCTTCTTGAACTTCGACTTCGTCAGTCATGTATCCTGCAAACTTACCTTTTTTGATTGTGTTCTTTTTGATGATGTTAGAAAGTTTGTCTGTCTTTTTTGCGAGTAGTTTTTTTGCTTTCGTTCTATCGTGATATGTGAACTGGTAGTTCTTACCATTCTTATCATCTTTAACAATGTAACCTTTTGGAGTCATCTTGGTGACTTTACCCATGTACTTAGCACCGTCAGCACGATAATAATCAATCTCTGTTCCTACTTTGATTGAGTTCTTAGTCTCAGTACCCATGCCATGTTTTGCAAGTTCTCTGTAGTTTTCTACGAGATTTCTTGATTCTTCTTTGAGTTCCTGCCAAAGATTCATGTTACTTACTCTCTTGTTTAATAACTTCTTCTACGTCTTTAACTTTGTAAGATTTACCTGCACACATAAAGGTGTCATCACCTTTCTCTTTTGCAGCATTCAATGCACCAGTAAACTTGTTACCTTCGTCTTTCATTGCCTTAGAGATTGATTGTCTTCTTTTGTGTAGGTATTCGTCTGATGAGTCTGTGTCACCATCGTTGTCGATGTCTTTGTCTTTTCTGTCATCGAAATCTTTCTTCACTGCAGTAGGATTGACTTTATCTAATCCTTTCTCAAGAAGTTCTCTTGAAGACTCAATCAGTGCTTTTGTTAGTTCGTCAATCATTGTTTTAATTCCCCTTTTTCAAAGTAATTGAATAGTTGTTCTTTACCTGTTTCGTTGAGTTGTAGTTGTTTTGCAAGACGACCCAACATGTTTTTTTCTGTGAGTTTTTCAATAGACTTTTCTACTGATTCTTTTACTGGTTCAACTTCGTCTTTGAGGGGTTTTACACCTGCATCTTTAAACATCTTCATTAACTGATTGTTAGTTGCAAGTTTGATTTTGTTATCTCTACCAAGTGCTTGAACAGTTTTTAAGAATCCTTGAGGATTTTGTTTTTGCATTTGTTGGATAACTTTAACACCAGTCATGTTTAACATCTTTGCTACACCATAACTAGCGTCTTTATCACCTTTTAGATTGAATAATTTGTCAATCATCTCACCAGCAGATGCTTCAAGGATGACTTCTTCATCGATGTTTGCTCGTTCTTCTTCATCGATTAATCGAAGTTCTTCTTCGATTTCTCTTGTGAGAACGTCATCTGCAGTCTCTTCTATAGAACCTTCTTTGTGTTCAGCAAAGGTTCCATACAATCGAACTTGTTCGAGTTTCTCTTTCCAGTTTTCTGATTTATAACTCATAGTAGTATTATTTATATATTCTCTATTCTTACAATGAGGTTTCCCTCACCTTTTATTACTCTGTGGTAGGTATTTTGACCAATAAAGTACTCTTTTCCTGCTTCAAGGGGGACAGGTAACCTATCTTCCATTTGAAGTTTCCAACCGTCACTAGACAAAACATGCACTTTTCTATGTTGTCTGTCTCTGTGCCAGACCAGTTCTTCAATATCTACCTCATCAGTAAACTCTCTAATAAGATATTGTCTGTCTGTTCCGTGCTGTAACTCTATTGTTTCAGTATAAGGTTTATTCATCTATCTCAGGGTAGTAGTTATCAGTTTTTTCGTTATAACCATAGTACCCAATACTATTAGGATTGGAATCATCAACATCAAACACCCCATCAACAAAATTTTCTGCACAAGATTCTGCATAACTCTCTGCATGGTCATGTAGTTTTCGTGTCTCCTTTAAGACGGTATCTTTTAAAAGGTCTACTTCAAACCCTTCTTCTGTAAGACGGATAACAGCTTTCCTGTTATCCTTCCAATATTCACTTATCACATTACTCATAATTAACTCCTGTCAAATATTTAGTCTACCAAAAAAATGAGCCACCACCACTCAAACCAAGTTGTTTTGCGTAGTAGGGAAGTCGACATGCCCAGTAGGATGCTTTCGTCTTATCGTTTGCAGTTGAACAATTGTGTCTTGCAGCAAATGATTTACGTGCTTTTGGGTCATCAATCTTAACTTTTAGTCCTGTAGTGTCACCCCATGATACTTTCTTAATGTTTTTTGTTTGGGGGTCTCTGACGTATACGTAATATTTCTTTGAACCACCTTTCTTAGGTTTGTTGAGTTCAGGTTCTTCCTCTTCTGCGATGTCCATCATAGGACAATCCAGTGCTACTAACTGACCCTCATACACTTCGTATTCACCTAAGTCGGTTTCTATGATGTGTTTATCGACTTCTGTAAGTCTGTACTTCTGTTCATCTACCAGTTTTCTAACTTCTTTGATGGTTTCAAAGTACATGAACGAACCCAATCTAAATGGGTTGTCGATAAAGTTGGTTTTAGTCTCTTGTAAATCTAAGAGTACTGATTCTAATGCTTGTTCTTTTAATGTTTTCATTATGCTAAATCTGTATCGTGGTTTAGATTACCCTTCTTTCTTTTTACAAGGAATGCATTCACTCTTGCATGACCCCACTGTTCAGGAGTTGTGCCTGGTCTGTGTCCTGTCTTCCATGCAGCAACACCTCTGTTGTAAACTTTTTTAAGTGTACCAACTGACACTCCTGACTTCTCTGCCTTTGCAGCAAGTGACTTGTCTGCATTTTCTTGATGCAGTTTTTCCATTCTCTCTAAGTCTTCTATCTCAAAGAGACCACTGTCGATGTCATCTAAATCAGGAAGTTTATCTTCTGATTGTTCCTGAGTTTGAACCTTTGGTTTGAACTTTCTCATTACCTCTTTGTGATACTTAGTCATATCTTTTTTACCAGCATCAATTGTAAGTTCACCCTGACTTAATCCATCATCGTTGATGTCTAGTTTGATTAACTGTTGACTTTTAAAGTAGTCTAATGCTTTCTGAGCATCTCCTTTATTTTTAAACTTATACTCTACGTATTCTACCTTTTCATTAATTGGTTTTACTTCAAACTCTTCGTTGTAAGGGAATCCTTTTAGAGGATTTTGAAACACTTGACTGAAGTGTTTCTTCTTCTGTTGTTTTAACAGTTTCTGAGTCTCTTCAATATACTCTTCGATTGTTTGCCCAGGCGTATCTTCCTGATATGCATTTCTCATTTCTTCTGTGCCCATCTCGTGTACTCCGTTGTCGTGTTTGTTTCCTGCCATTACCTATTCCTCGGTTCTTTTCTATTATAATTTTGTGTGACCACTGAAAGATTCTTCTTATCATTGTTCATAGGATTGTTATCCTTATGATGAACATCCTTTCCTTTGATGTCTTTATTGTCTTTCATTAATCTACGTGCTTCATTTCTCTTTGCACGTCTTTTGATTTGTTCAGGTTGAGAATGGTAGTTTGCATACTCTTTTTTGTAATCTCTCTCTTCTTCAACTTCAGTCTCTTCTTTTTTACCCTTTTTATTTCTTTTCTCGTAGTCTTTGATAGATTTTCTTGCAATCTTCATCATTGCCTTTTGATGTGCTTTCTGTTGAGACTTAGTTTTTTCTCTCTGTCTGTCTGCAAATCCTTCTTCAATAGTTTCTTCATCCATATCCATTTTTAAGAATAGTTTGTTGTCTTTTTGCATCTTGTTAGAGACCTTTGCACCAATCAATGCACCCATACGATTTAACATGACTATTCCTTTCTCAGGATTTCTATCGTACTCTTTTTGTACTCTCTTTTTAAATGCACTGGTAAGTGCATCTATGATATTGTATGCATTAGCAACAAGTTTACCCTCTTCTATTGATTCTGATTGAGTGTCAACTTCTTTTCTTTGTTTCTCTCTTTCTTTCTCTGCATCAACACTAGACTTTGCAGTGTCTGATTGTCTTTCCTGTCTACCCTTAAGTGCTTCTAGTTCTCTCTCATGACGTGCCTTAAGTTTCTCTATCTCATCTGCATGTTTTGCTTTGATGTCACTCACTGCATCTTCACCAAACATTTTCTTGTATTGTTTAGTATACTGTGATGGTTTGGTTTCTGCAGACTTATCGCCTGGCGCAGGTTTGTATGCAGATGCATCATCGTCATCTTTCTTACTATTGGTTGCAAAATGAGATGCACGTTTATCTTTAGTGGACTTAGACATCTCATCACCCTCGGCATCTTTTGCAAAATACCTTTTAGGTTGAGTACCTTTCTTGTCCTCTACATCTTTGTCTTGTGCAGTTCTAATCTTTTCTCTTAATAGGTCTAACATATTATTTACTTCTCTTTGCAAGTAATTGTGCTTCTTTCCATGCAAGTGATTGTTTGTTTGCAGGGAACTTACTTGTCCATGTTAACATCTTACCGTATAGTGCATCCGATTTCTTAATCAATGCCTTGTGGTCATCGTTGTTTAGAATCTCAATAAAGTCTTTCTTAAACAACTTTCTAAAATAGTCTACGTTCTTTTGTGATGCATTCCAATCTGCAGTTACCACTTCTTTAGGTAACTTTCTTGCACGTTCAGAGTTTCTTTGTTGTGCAAAATCTAGTGAAGTGTTAACGAATACCATCTTGTATTCGTATCCTGCTTTATCTAATAGGTTTTTATAAGATACAATTTTACTTGCCTTTGCACCTGTAGTGTCAAAGACCATACCAAGTCTTCCTCTTAGATACGCATCCATTTGTTTTGCAGTAATTTCTTTTGCACGACTTCTGATTGGGTCTCTTAGGTCTGCATCCATGTTTCTCAAATCAAGACCAAGTCCTGCTTTCTTTAAACCGTTCTCGAATGCTTTGTCGGTGTTAACAATCTTAAGTCCTAGATTGACTAGGTTTAATTGATCCACCACAGTTGATTTACCTGACCCTGGCCCACCCATAAGGAATACTGCTTTGAAGATGCCTGGGTCATAGACACCCTCTGTAATCAAATCTTCTACCATGTACTGAGGTAGGTGTTGTAAGTCTTCTGTTAGACCCATTCCTTTACGGATATCTTTGTAAAGTTTCTGTGCAAATCGTTGTCCTGTTTTGGGTACTCCCTCTTTAAATGATTCGAAGTCACCCTTTTCTGCAAACTCTCTCATCTTAGATGCACTCATTCCTGACACATCATCTGCATCAGGGTCACGTTCACCAGCAGAGACTATCTGAATCTCATCAAACTTATAGAAACCGTGTCTACCTTTTACTGAGTTATATTTTTTGATGATAGTATCGAATTCTCTGACCCTATCTGACCCTACTACCATTCTAATCTTAGTGTAACCTTTGTCATGTAAGAAGGTGAGGATTTGAAAAATCTGTTTTACATCTGCATCTATTACATTAACTTGTTTACCGAAGAATGCTTTTAGATACTTAACTTTATCTTTGTGTGACAGCGGGTTCTTTACTTTATCATTTGAGTGTGAAGAAAATAACAATGCATCACCGTATCCCTTCGCAACTTTTTGAAGTCTGTCTACTAACTTTGCATGTCCTGTAGTTGGAGGATTGAATCGACCAAAGGTGAACACTGCACCTTTACCTTTTGCTTCTGATAACCAACTTGTAAAATTTTTATTCGCCATCTTTCGTATCACCTTGTTTTTTATTCTTCATTTGTTCTTTTTTACGAATCATTGGTAAAAGTTTCTTTGCGAGTTTTTTGATTGCAGACTTCTTCTTGTCTAACTTCTTTTCTAGTGCTTGTTTTCCACTCATACCTAGGTCACTCTTATCTGTGTCTTTCAACATCTTCTTTGCGACCATATTACGTGCTTGTTTCTCTGCACGTTTCTGTAACTTTGCAGGGTCAAGATTCTTCTTCTTCATTGCCTTTTTACGTTTTGCAAGAATCTTATGTTTGTTCTTTTGGAATGCTTTCTTTTTCTTCAGACGAGTTTGCATAGAGTCTGCTTCTTGTATCTCTTCCCAAATTTCTCTGAATGATTTAAGTTCCATATTACTATTTATCCCAATTTTTTGCAGCGTTAAAATTATTTTGACTGAATTCCATCCTGTCAACTAACTTAACTGCCTTACCTTCTTGGTCAATTGCAACATATCCTTCAGGATTTACTGCTTTAAATCCTGTGGACGTTTTAACAAAGGTTCCAATACCTTTAACTCTGTTTAATCCTTCTATGATAATCTGTTTTGACACTACCATCAACTCTTGGAATTTGGTTAGTGCATCAATCATAGACTTCAAACCTCTGAGTTCATTATATAACTGTTCACCAATCTCTCGTTTGATGTTCTTAGTCTTTTCTAGTTTAACTTTTGCGACTACCTTATCTCTCCAGTAGTTTTCAAAGTGTTTTAGATATCCGTTGTAGTTTGGTTTAAAAATACCAGCACGAATCTGTGCATTGCAATATGTTTTATAAGTTGCACCTGCACCTTTCTTTTCTATTGCACGTTGAACTTCTCTGAATTTTTCGAGGTCTTTCTTTTTGATTTTGTGGAATTGTTTTCCGACTTCTGTGAGGTTGCGTGATAAACTGACCGTCTCCTTTGCTGTGAGAGTTGAGTTGCCCGAAACATCCTTATACGTTGCATCATCCATCCATACGTCTTTTGACGAACCAAGTTTAGAAATATCTGCCCCAAAGGATGCAGAAAGGTCTTCTATTGTACCACCTCTATATGTAGTATGGAAGACGATTCCTAGTTTTGCTGAAGCAATTTTTTTACCTAATTCAGAATTAGTCTGCACTCGATACACTATAGTGTTAGGCCCGAATGCAATATAGGACTCAAAGTCGTCCTTTATCATTTTCTTATCTTTTTCTGTGAACATCAAATCACCTTGGAGTATTTCATCACCCCAAGATAGTTTGGATAGGTATTTGAATGAATCTAAAAACTTGGATTCTAGGTCACCTGAGAGTTCAGGTGCATCTTTGATTTCTTGTTCTGAAGTGTAAAATAATGGTGTTTGATTGAATAGTGATTTCTTTGCAACGAAAAATCTTCCGTCTTCAGGATGTTTCCCACAAAAAATTGCAGGGGCACCATCCCATTTCACTGTCATGTTGAACCCTTTCTTTGCATTACCTTTCATCATGTCACGAAGACTTAATAAAAAGTACACAGATGCACGACCACCATTAATTCCGTTATTAATGATTTCGTCTTCTAGGTGTTCTAAATGTAAATTTTTGACTGCCATAATAGTAGTATATCACCTTTTTCGATGTAATACTACTATTTATGGTTATTTATTTCTTATAAACCTGCATCAACGATGGTTCCATCGTCAACTTTTGATTGTAAATCGTCTCTATCTGTAGTTAATGCATTTATCTGATTAGTTAATTCAGTGGTCTTTTCTGCATCATATGATGTGAAGTCTGTTCCATTCCATTCATCCCATGCAGTAAAAGTAGCTAACTCTAATCCAGTTGAAGACGCTGATGCAGTAGGATTATCAGTTCTCCAATCTGCGAAGAAACCATCCCTTCCTGCAGCTGTTCTAACTTCATACTCTACAGTTCCATCAACATCAGCACCAAGTGAGTACTCTCTTGATACACCGTTTATCCAATCTTTTAGTTTTTGCGTCTCTGCGATGTTATCGTTCAAAGTTGCAATTTCATCTGCCCATGCCATAGGTAATCTCCTAAATTTGTATAGTACTATTTAGGATTTTGACAATGGTGACTGAGATAATTTTGTTTCTATTTGTTTAATTTTTGTGGCACATTCAGTAACAGAAGATTGGTCTCCCTCTTTCTTTGCAGAACGGAGTTCTTTTTTCAATCTAATCTTCTTTTGCAGAAGGTCAATTACATCTTGTGATTTCAACGTTTTCATAATACTAGTGGTATTTATATACCAAAAATGGCGACCTGTAGGGGACTCGAACCCCTGACCTCTGCCGTGACAGGGCAGCGTTCTAACCAACTGAACTAACAGGCCTGGCACCCTGTAGGAGAATCGAACTCCTGTTGCATGGATGAAAACCATGTGTCCTAACCACTAGACGAACAGGGCAATTACTCTATTATAGTAAAAAGTAGGGGCATTGTCAACCCCTAAATTTTAAAATCTGAAAACTTTTCTCGTCCTCTGTCAAACACTGGAGTGTCATCATCTACTGCAGAATCAACCAACTCTTCTTGTGCTGTTTGTTCACAATCATAGAGTTTCATTCTACTTCTATCAATACCAATGACAAACCTCTTAAACACTGTAGGGTCATTGTATCTATTCTTTAACTGTTTGACTACTAACTGGTCTAGTTCTTCTAGTTCATCAGATGTAATCAATGCAAACATTAAGTCTGCAGTTGCAGGTAGACCAAATGACTCTGAAGTGTCTTCAAGTCCAATGTCAGTAGAACCATAACCACTTCTTGTTGTTTGGGTTGCAGACACTAGTGGTACATCAAATTCCACTGCGAGTCCACGTAACTCTTCTGCAATACTCTTCACCAATGTGTAAGAGTTTGCACCTGAGCCTGGCCTGATTCTATGACTTGCACAAATGTTTAGATAATCGATAAAGATAATGTCAGGTTGAAAGTCTTTCTTGATATCCAACTCTTGCAACAAGTGTCTGAAGTGACCTACGTGTGCTGATGCAGTTGGATACTCTTTGACAATCAGTTTACCCTTTGTCTTATCTTTGAGTTTCTCAATCTTCTTGTCGTACATCTTCTTGTTCATGTCAGCAAGTTCTTTCATAGGAACATTCATGATGTTTGCATCAATACGTTCTGCAATACGTTCCTCTGACATTTCCATAGTAATGTACAGAACATTCTTGTTCATCATCAAACATGATGCAGCTTGATGACACATGAACAATGATTTACCAACACCAGTACCTGCAAGTACGATATTGAGTGTTTTGTTTGGTAGACCACCTTTGGTAATCTTGTTGAAGTATTCTAAGTCAAACGGAATCTTCTCTTCTTCAGTGTGATAGAACTCAAATCGTGCATCGGCATCTTCTAAGACATCGTGACCGATATGGGTGTCAAAGGACACGGAAAGTGCATCCTTCAATAACTCAGGTATTTCACCAGTAGACCTTTGAGATTTTTTATCAAGGACGGTGATGGAGTCCATCACGGCAATATAGATTGCACGGTCTTTACACCACTGTTCTGTTTCAGTGGCTAACCACTCTTGTGGTGTATCATCCGTATCCTTTCTAATCTTATCAACAATAGATTTAGAGTTTTGAACAACATTATCACTAAGACTAGTGTTGTTGTCAAGGTTGATGAGAAGTGCTTCTACTGTTGGATTTTTAGTGTACTTGTCGAAGTAAGTTTTTACTTCTTCAAATATAACCTTCTCTTCAGGGTCTGTGAAATATTCTGACTTAATGAATGGAATACACTTCCGTGTAAACTGCTCACTCTGTATCAGATTCTTCAGTATTGTCTGTTCCAGTCTTGCTTCCATATTTAAAATAATCTTGTACCACCGTTTCTAATTGTTTCATTACATCTTCTGTAAAGTATTTCTCAGGGTTGTTGTTAATAGTTTTTCCGAATTCGGTTTTACCATTAGGCAACTCTACCCTAGTAGATGACTTCTTAAAGACACCAAATGCAAGTGCAAGGTCTAATAGACCATAATACCTGTCGAGTCCTTTGTCGTATGTCAGTCTGACATCTACAACTCTGTTCTCAACTGTAAGTCTTGATTTTGCATTCTTACAGTGTACTATATTTCCGATAACTTCGGTACCCTCTTTTTCTTTTTTCTTGGACAAATAGACAATAGATGAAGCTGCATACTTCAATCCACTACCACCACCCATTTCTTTCTGAGGGAACATGGAACCAATCACATCATAAGTGTGGTTGGTAACAATCATTGGAACCTTTGCACGTCCTAGTTTAAGAGTAAGAACTCTGAATGCACCTTTTACTACTTGGGCACGTGTCATATCTCTTGTCTCTTTACCATCTGCAGTGTCCTCAATCTCTTTGGTTGTAGATAACATACCAAGTGAATCAAGAACAAACATCATTGGTGGACGCTTGTCTTCAGGGGTTTCAAGATATTTGTCAAGAATGTTAATGGACTGAGTCCTAAATTCTTGTACGGTTACTACTGGTACGATGACGAATCTACTTGAGTCGACTCCTCTCTCTTCAATCATATCTTTAGTGATTGCAGATTCAGATTCGAAATAGATTACGGCTGCATCAGGATGGTCTTCTAAGAATTGTTTACACATTCCTAGTGCAAAGAACGTTTTACCTGTTGCAGATTCACCTGCGATTGCAGTAATTTTGTTTGAAGGAAGTCCACCGTATAGTGAACCACTTAATAATGCATTGAAGATGAAAGACCCACTGTCAATAAACGAGTCTACATCACCAGCTGCAACACCATCAGCAACGACACTAGCGTATTCGTTACCACTGGATTTTACTAAGTCTTTAATAAATGACATAATATACACCTCTCATAATGTTAATACCATTATAGGATATGTACTTACTTTTGTATAGGGGTTTTTTGAAATTCTTTTGATAATTCACAAAGTTTATCATCAAACCTTGTGTGTTCTTGCATCATTGCTGTGAGCATACGAACTTGGGTTTCTAAATGAATGATGAACCCAAAATTGATGAGTACCATGATAATAAAGAAACAATCTAGAGCATCAAGTGTCATTCTACAAGTCCTTTCTCAATCAAGATTTTTCTGTTTTCTAAATGTAGAGATTCAACTAAATCTTTGTTCTCTCCACTGTACTCTACTGCATGATGGTCATCAATCATCTGTTGATTGACATTTATTTCTGTTCCAAAAACAGGATGACCTTCATTAAAATGGATATAGATTTCACCTAGGATTCTTCCGAACTTTCCTTTGTCGTGTGAAATAAGAGAGATACGTTCTGCACTCTCTAAAAGTTTCTTTAAGTGTCTCTTGGATGCCTTTCCGAATTTCTTTTCTTCAAGGTCTCTTGTTCTTGACTCAGGAGTATCGATACCCATAAGTCTGACCCTTTGTTTTTTATAGGTCATTCCAAATCCAAGATCGATGTCGACATCAATTGTGTCTCCGTCAACCACTTTTACTACTGATACATTATATTGATACATAATCCTTTATTTATAAGAAAGGGGAACTTCAGTTCCCCTTTACAGTTCTACATTTCTGTGGGAACTCTGAACAATAGAGCATCATTGCCTCAAGCAACATTGCTGTTGGAATGATATCCTCTACTTTTTTTCAGGTTGCTCATTCTGTAGTTCGTCTGTCTGTCTGTCGACTTCTTCAGCAACGTTATCAACGATACCTGTTGCTGTATCAACAGCAAGTGTTCCGACTGATACTACATCATTAGCAACTGCCTTGGTGATTGTTGCAGTTCCTTTGACTGCTCCATCAACAACGCCAGTTGTAAACTCTTTACCACCTTCAATAACTGCTCCAACTGAGGCACATGAAGGAAGTAATACCACAGAAAATAGTAACATATACATTACTATTCTCATAATTACTCCAATATTGGTGTATTTCGTTAGACTGCCAACTGCAAATCTAACCCCTCATTTATTTATGTAAGGTGATAACCTGTGGATTATGATGTTCGTAATCATAAAATTTCATAGTCTCTTCTATTTGCATTCTGAAATGTCCATATGCTATAATAAGTGACATACAAACAAATACTGCAAATGAATATATTACGATATTAAACATTGCAATAGGGAATAGATAGAAGAGTGCAAGTATATGAGCAACCAACACACTGTACACATAAAACTTGATACTAATCAGTAGATGCCACATCTTTATCTAAAAGTAAATCTTTGAAGTCATTTGAATGCCAATAACTGTCTAGTGTAATATCCACTACCAGTGCAATCAAAACGAATGTTAAAATTATTCCGAGATATAAGTTGATGAAAGCATTAATTTTCATCCATCGTATCATGTGTTTCATTTTCTATTCCTTATAAATTCTAATTCTTGTTGCCAATTTTTCTTATTCTGTTCTGCCTCGCCACTTCCTCTTTGGGCTAATATAACTCTACCCCCATCCATATCAACACGAATACTGTCGGTGGTAATAACCTCACCATGTCGTCCAATGAATACTCCTGTTAGTTCTCCCTTTGTATCTTCAGGATGAAGATTGTTTATTAGTTCTATAAGTTCTTCTTTTGTCATGCGAAAAATGAATCAAGTGATGCAACTGGTTCTACGTTCCAGTTAATCAAGTTAACAATTGCTTTCAGTGGTTCTACGAATGCTTTATCAAATTGCATATCATAATCTACAAATCTGTGTAGGTCAAACTCACGTGGTAGTGTTCCTGTGAATGAAATGACATTCTCATTGATTGGATTAGGTACAGTCAGATAAGTGAACATAATTTTTTCTCCGTTCTTAATCTTTTCATACCTCATGTCGATGTTCTTTTTTTCCAAGTAATGATTGTAAAGCAGTGACCCTCTTACGTGAATGGGTGTACCCTTAGTGTAAATAGTCGTAGAGTCTTTGTATTGTTGTAGGTTGTTGCAACTACGAGGTGATGAAATATCCTCTACAGGAAGATTTCTAAAATCCTTACGTGCAGTTTCTACGAACTCCCACAGTTCTTGTTCAGTTCCAGTCATAACAACCTTTAAAGCATCTGTTAGTTTTGTTCTGACCCATTGAGGTGTAGAAGACTTTGCAGTTTCGATACCCATCATTTTGAGTTTAGGTTCTGCAAGTCTAACACCTTCGTTGTCATGTACGTTCAGTATGTACCGTTTCTTTGCAGTCCAAATACCTCTGTCTGCAATTACCTCACGACCCATTTCCATCTTCTGTTGGAATGCATTAGTGTAATCTTTAAGTTCATCAAAACCCTTTGCAAGGACGTTTTCAATCTGTGTTTCTGCCTTGGACAAAAAGTCGATAACCTTTTCCTTTGGAGTGTCCTCAGGGAACACTTGTTTGACCATATCGTCCATAGTGATATACACTGAGTCAGTATCGATTGCAATCACAAAGTCTTTATTGTCTGTCTTTAACACTTCGTTCAGATACTTATTGATGGTCTTCTCTGCCCATTGGATAACCAACTGACCACTTAGTGTAATTGCCTCTGCAAGGTTTATATCAAAGAATGCAAAGTACTGATTTGCAAGAGCACCATAAGCAGAGTTGAGTGCAATCTTACGAACCTGTTGATTGTTGTATGCACGTTTGATAAGTGTATCAAGTTCTTTCTTACGTTTAGAGTCTTTACAAACTTCACGTTCTTTCTGATACTCAATCATCTTACGTTTCCATGCCTTACGTTCTTCGTAGAACTTCTCCATGAGTTCAGGAAGGAAACCTTGTTTGTCTCTCTTGAACATGACACCGTTAGGTGTGACACTTAAGTCTTTCTGTTTGATGTAAGATAAGTCACACTGTTGATTCAACATTCGTTGTACGTTGACATCTTGACGATTACCCCTCACCATCTTCTCAGGTGAAATGTTAAACTGCATAATCAAGTGAGGATACAGTGAGTTCAAGTCAAAAGACATGACCCAATTGTGTCCACCAACCAATGGTTCTTTGACATATGCACCTTGGATAGCATGTGTCTTATCGTTACCAGTCTTCAGTCTTTGTGGTGGTGTTTGAATGTTCTGTTCTTTAAGGAAGTTATAGATGATGGTTTCCCAATACTTCACCATTCCAAACACATCTGCATAGTTACACTTTGCATTGTATGCCATGGTCTGAGTCAGTTCAATGAACCCAAGTTTCTCATCCAGTTCTTCAACAAGT